ATGAAAACCGACTCCAAGGTGGAGACGCGCCAGACGGCGCCGGCGGCGCGGCGCGTGCAGCGCGAGATACGCGAGACGCGGGTGGTGAAGGAAGCGCTGGCGCTGGCTGAGCTGGTGCTCAGCGGCGACAACCCGCTGGGCGAGATCACCGGGCCAGCGGGCACCGGCAAGAGCATGGCCGGGCGCGCGGTGGCCGAGCAGATGGGCGCGCTGCGCCTGGCGGCCTGGGACGGCATGAGCCGCCACCAGATGCTGGCCTCGGTGGCGGCGCTGCTGGGGCAGGAGGGGCCGGGCAGCGTCGAGCGCCTGTTGCGCCGGGGCGAAGCGGCGCCGCGCGTGCTGCTGGTGGTGGACGAGGCCAACAAGCTGGGCTGGCGCGTGCTTGAGGCGCTGCGCTACCTGGCCGACGAGTGCGCGGTGGCGGTGCTGCTGATCGGCACCGAGTTGTACAGCCACAAGTTCGTCGATGCGCGCACGCGCCCGCTGCTGTTGCAGTTGGGCAGCCGCATCGGGGCCAAGCGCGTGAGTGCGCGCCACCTCGACCGCGCCGAGACCTACGCGCACGTGCTGCGCCCGGCCTTTGGCGACCTGGCCGACAAAGACCTGGTGACCGCCTTCTGGCACGGCTGCCGCAAGGGCAACTTCCGCGAGGCGGTGGAGCTGGCCGGGGAGTGCCGGCGCATTTTGGAGACGAACCAGATGCAGGCGCTCACACCCGCCGTGCTGGAGCTGGCGGCTAAGTGGATGGCCAACCGCCACGCGGCGGCGCAGGAGTGAGCGGTGGAGCTGCCGCTGGCCGACATTGCCGCCGTGCTGGGCTGCAGCAAGGCGGAGGCGAGCCGCTTGCGCGCGGGCAAGTACGAGCTGGAGCGCCCGAGCAGCGAGCTGATCGAGCGCCACCAAGCGCTGCTGGCGCTGGTGCAGCGCACGGCGCAGGCGCAACGGCTGCAAAGCCTGGGCGCGCTGTGTTTTGACTGCCCCAGGGACGACTGCGCGGGCTGCCGCGTGGCGGAGCTGGGTTGAGTTCTTGATTGGGTTTTGATCGAGGGTTTTTGACGCTGTGCGCCCTGGCCGGGGTGCTTGGTCGAATCAGGAGTGTGAACATGGGTAGTGTGGCAAAAGCAAAGGGCGCGAGGGCGCAACTGGCGGAGCAGCCGCTGGCGGTGGAACTGGTGGAGCCGGACGCAGCGCCGGTTGACGCCTTGCAGACAGCCAACGAGGGCCTGGCGGCGCAAGAGATGGCCGAGCTGGGCGTGTACATCGAGGCGCACGAGGGCGCGCAGCGCAGCGCGGCTGATGCAGCGCTGGTGCAAAAGGCGCTGGTGGCCTGGGGCCTGGTGCGGCGCATCGACGAGCTGGAGGCGCAGCTCAAGCCGCTCAAGGCCGAGCTGGGCGCGGCGCTGGAGGGGCATAGCCTGGTGGTGCCCAAGGTCTGCCGGGTGAGCGCGGTGCGCTCCAGCTCGGTGAGCCTGGCCGACGCCGCGAAGATGCAGCAGCTCCTCGGCGAGCGCTTTGCCGACCTGGTGGAGCAGAGCGTGAGCTACAAGCCGAGCGAGAAGCTGGTGCAAATGAGCTCGGATGGCGACGACCCGTGGGCACCGGCCTACCGCGCGCTGTTGCGCGTGCGCAACAGCTTGGCGGTGCGCATCGGGCCTGAGAAGTAAGCCTGTGCCTCAGCTCCATGCCCTGCGCTGCGGGGTATGGGGCGGATGCACCGATGCACCCGAGCAAGGAGCCCTGCCATGCAAGCCAGCGATCTACCCAAACGCGCGAGCGCGCCGCGCACCGAGCCGCGCGACCGCCGCCGCCTGCTGCTGGGGCTGGCGCACAAGGCGGCGCTGCAGCTCGGCATGGACGAGGAGACGCGGCGTGCGGCGCAGATGGCGTTTGCCGGCAAGGCGAGCCTGCGCGACTACAGCGACGGGCAGCTCATCGGCTGGTGCTGGGAGCTGAAACGCCGGGGGGCGCAGATCGGCATACCGGCACCGCCGCCGAAATCCGGCACCGGCTGGATGCGCCCGACGCCGCAGCAGGTGGCCGAGGTCGAGCGCCTGGCGCTGGCCATGGGCTGGTTTGGCGGCCTGGACGACGAGGCGCTGCGCGGCTTTGTGCGCCGCACCTGCGCGGTGGACGATGTGCGCTTCGTCACACGCTTGCAAGCCACGGCGCTGATTGCCGGGCTGCGGCGCTGGCTGGCGCAGCGCCAGGCGCAGCGGGCCAAGGCGCGGAGTGCGGCGGAGGATGAGGCATGAGGCTGCGCTGCCCCTGCTGCCACGCCGAAGCCGACCTGCAAGCCTGGGCCGAGGCCGACGGCGCGCGCGAGCTGTACGCGCTGCTGCACGGATTGGATGCGACAACGGGCCGCCCTTTGGTGGCCTACCTGGGGCTGTTCCGGGCGCCGCAGCGGGCTTTGAGCTGGGAGCGCGCCTTGCGCCTGGCGCGCGAGGCGCTGGCGCTGGAGGGCGACGCGGCGCGTCTGGGCGCGGCCCTGAGCCTGACGGTGGAGCACCTGCGCAACAAGCGCCAGGCGCTCAGCGAGCGCGAGGCGCGGCCCTTGAGCGGGCACAACTACCTGCGCCGGGTGCTGGAGGGCTTGCCGCTGGCAGATGCGGCGAGCGTGGTGCCGGTGCCGCCCGAGCGGATGAGCGCACCCAGGCGCGCGGCTGCGCCTTCGGCCACGCTGGACGCGGTGCAGCGGCTCGAAGCCATGAAGCGCAGCGCGCTGCAGGCTGCCGACGATGCCGGGAGCCAAGCATGAGCCACGCCGGGAGCGATGGTGCCCCGCCCTGGCTGCTGGCGCTGGTGGCCGAGGGCTTGCAGCGCCTGCTGGTGCTGCGCCTGGAGGGTGCGCCAAGCGCCGACACGATCGAGGGCGTGAGCCTGGCCTGGGCCGATGCGCTGCTGCAGCGCAATCCGCGCTGGCAGGCGCAGCGCGACGCAGAGCGCATCAGGCAGGCGTTTCGCGCCTTGGCGGCGCGCGCGCAGCGCTGGCCCGCGCCGGCGCAGTGGTTCGAGCACCTGGAGCCGCTGCCGCCGCTGCCGCTGCTGGCGCCGCCAGCGCCGAGCCCGGAGCAGCGTGCGCGCGTGCGCGAGCTGCTGCAACAGGCGCGCAACAGGTTTGTAAGATAATGGGTTTTGCCGATTGCGACGATGGACGAGGGTACACCGCTGCTGCCTGGCCGGGCGCGGCGCTGAAATCTGAGGTGGACTATGCGAGCTGCAAGGCTTGACCATTCGCAGCACCTGCAACGGGTGCTGCGGCTGCTATCCGATGGGCGCTGGCACGGCACGCGCGACATCATCGTCGGCGCGGGGGTGTGTGCGGTGAACTCATGCGTGGCCGAGCTGCGCGTCAACGGCGTGCCGGTGGCGTGCCGTAGAGTCGGGCGCGAGCGCTTCGAGTACCGGCTCGGGAGCAAACGGGAGGCCAGCCATGCTGCGCCCTGAGGAGCTGCCCGAAGGGGCGCAGATCATCCTGGACGCACTCACGCGCAGCCTGCGCGACGTGCTTGGGCTGGAGGGCGAGGCCGCCGAGCAGGCGGCCTACGAAGCGCTGCGCCTGGTGCTGGAAGACTGCGGCGGCGAGTACCTGTACATCCCCAAGGATATACGCCTGGCGGCGCACAGCCGCGACGTGCAGATCTGGCGCGACTTCAATGGCCGCAACCAGCGCGAGCTGGCGCGCGCCTACGGCATTACGCCGCAGTACGTGTATCGCATCATCGCGGCGCAGCGCGCGCAAGAGACGCGCAGCCGCCAGGGCGTGCTGGCGCTGGACTAGCCGCACGGGGGCTGTAGCCTAAACGGCTTTAATTGAGCCGTGGGCCAGGCTGCGCCAGACTGGCGTGCATGATCACCGACTGGACACCCTACCCCAACTTCAAGCGCGCCGAGTTCGCCTGCCGCCACACCGGCCAGTGCGCCATGCAGCCGGCCTTTCTGGCGCGCCTGCAAGCGCTGCGCACGGCCTATGGGCGGCCGATGCGCGTGACCAGCGGCTACCGCCACCCGACGCACCCGGTCGAGGCGGGCAAGCGCAGCCGCGCGCCCGGTGAACACACGCTGGGCATGGCGGCCGACATTGCCTGCGCCAGCGGCGCCGAGCGCTTCGAGCTGGTGCGGCTGGCGCTGGAGCATGGCTTTACCCGCATCGGCATTGCCAGCAGCTTCTTGCACCTGGGCTTGGGCGGGCCGGGCTTGCCCGAGCGCGTGATCTGGGAGTACGCGTGATGCTCTGGGGCGCACTCATCCCGGCGGTGACCGGCATCATCGACAAGCTGATCCCCGACCCGCAGGCGGCGGCCGATGCCAAGCTGCGCGCCATGGAGCTGGCGCAGCGCGGCGAGCTGGCCGAGCTGGACGCGCAGATGCGCCTGGCGCTGGGGCAGCTCGAGGTGAACAAGACCGAAGCTGGCGCACCCGACCTGTTTAGGGGCGGCTGGCGCCCGGCGGTGGGCTGGATTTGCGCTGGCGGGCTGGGCTACCAGATCATCGCGCAGCCGCTGCTGACCTGGGCGGGCGCGAACCTGTGGGGCTGGCAGCCGCCGCCGACGCTGGAGCTCGATACGCTGCTGACGCTCTTGTTTGGCATGCTGGGCCTGGGCGCGTACAGGAGCGCGGAGAAGATCAAAGGGGTGACGAAGTGAACGGCCCCTACCTGTTTGGCGCGCTGCCCATCGAGTACGTGCTGACCATCGTCGGCGTGGTGCTGGGCGGGGTGTTTGCGCTTTTGAAATGGTTCGCCGCGCGCATGGTGGCCGAGATCGACACCAGGCTGCAGCGCATCGAAGACCTGGAAAACCGCTTCGAACGCCTCATGTCCGACCTGCCGGTGCACTACCAGCGGCGCGACGACGCGATCCGCGAATACACGGTGATCAACGTCAAGCTGGATCGACTCTACGAACTGATGCTGCGGGGTGAGAAAAATGAATGAACGCGACCGCATTGCGGCGGCCATCAACCTGCCGCGCGCCGAGCGCGAGGTGACGCGCTGGACGCTGCTGGTGGCCCTGTGGCATGCGCGCCCCTACGGGGCCGACGAGCACCTGCTGCTCAACGCCGCGCGCGACAGCCTGCTGCGCGTGACCGCCGACATGATCCGCGCCGAGCTCGACAGCCTGGAAAAACGCGGCCTGATCGCGCTCAACCGCAACGCGCCGATCTGGTGGGCGCAGCTCGCCGCCCTGGGCGAGGACGTGGTGGAGTACCGCGCCGCTGCGCCGGTGGGCGTGTTTCGGCCGCCGCAGTGGTGAGGCGGCAGGCCATGCAAAGTTCCCACGCTCACATTCGTTCGCTTCCCCCCAAGGGGGCGCACGCTCCCCTTGGGGCGGCCCGGCGGGAGGCGTAATGCCACGCCGCCCCAAAATCGACGCCCTGCCGCTTGAGCTCAAGGCGCAGCTCGAGCGGCTGCTGCTGGACAAGACCCACGGCGGCTATGTGGCGCTCTCGAGCTGGCTCAAGGAGCAAGGCTACGAGATCAGCCACGCCGCCGTCCACCGCTACGACCAGCGCATGCAGGTGGTGATGGCAAGGATACGCGCCAGCACCGAGGCCGCGCGCCTGATCGCGCAAGCCGCGCCCGACGAAGCCGACGAGCACTCTGCCGCCGTGCTGCGCATGGTGCAGAGCAGCCTGTTCGAGGCCATGACGCGCGTGACCGAAGCGCAAGACGCCGAACCCGCCGACCAGGTCAAGATTCTGAGCCAGGCCGCGCGCGCGATTGCCGAAGCCAGCCGCGCCAGCATCGGCCAAAAACGCTGGGCCGACGAGGTCAAAACGCGCCTGGACGAGGTGGAGCGTGTCGCATCGAATGCGGGCAAACGGCTGGATGCCGAGACTTTGAAGGCGGTGCGGGAGGCCTTGTATGGCGGCTAAACCTGCGGCTGGGCCCATCCTCTACCCCTACCAGCGCCGCTACCTGGCCGACCGCGCGCGCTTCAAGGTCGGCATGTGGAGCCGCCAGACCGGCAAGACCTTTACCACCACGCTGGAGGCGGTGCTCGACGTGCTCGAGGCCGAGGCCGAGGGGCGCGTGAGCCGCTGGACGATCCTGTCGGTGAGCCAGGCGCGCGCGCTCGATGCCATGGACAACGGCGTCAAGTTGCACCTGCGGGCGATTGGCGCAGCTTTCGAGGCGCTGGACGAGCCGCTGGACGTGGACAGCCTGGCGCACGTGGTGCGCGTGGGCCAGCGCGGCAGCTACATCCGCGCCGTGGCGGCCAAGGCCAGCACGGCACGCGGCATGAGCGACAACTTGATACTGGATGAGTTCGCCCACCACCAAGACAACCGCGCGATCTGGACGGCGCTGCTGCCAGTGGTGTCGCGGCCCGACCTGAAGCTGCGGGTGATCAGCACCCCCAACGGGCGCGGCGACAAGTTCTACGAGCTGATGACGCAGCCCGAGAGCCTGTTTAGCCGCCACGTGGTGACGATCCACGACGCGGTGGCCGACGGGCTGCCGCGCAACATCGCCGAGCTCAAACGCGCCATGGCCGACCCGACCGCCTGGGCGCAGGAGTTCGAGTGCCAGTTCGTCGATGGGGCCACCAGTTGGCTGCCCTACGAGCTGATCGACGGCTGCGAAGACGCCGACGCGCCGGGCGTGTACCAGGGCGGGCCGGTGTATGTGGGCATGGACTTTGCCGCGCGCGGCGACCTGACGGTGATCGCGGTGGCCGAGCTGGTGGGCGACGTGCTCTGGCTGCGCGAGCTGATCGAGCTGCGCGCCACCAGCTTTGGCGAGCAACTGGCCACACTCGACCGCGTGATGCGTGACTACCGCGTACTGCGCGCCGCGCTCGACCAAACCGGCCTGGGCGAGATGCCGGTGCAAGAAGCGCAGCGGCGCCACGGCAGCTACCGCGTGGAGGGCGTGATCTTCAGCGGCCCGCGCAAGCTCGACATGGCCACGGCGCTCAAGGAGCGCATGGAAGACAAGCGCCTGCGCCTGCCGCTGGGCCGCGCCGACTTGCGCGCCGACCTGCACTCGGTGCAGCGTGTGGCTGGCCCCACCGGTGCGCCGCGCCTGGTGGCCGAGCGCCAAGACGGCAGCCACGCCGACCGCTTCTGGGCGCTGGCGCTGTGCTGCGCCGCCGCCGCCGGGCCGGCCTGCGCTTACGACTATCTGCCGCTGGCGCGCCGACGCTGGGCGGGCTCTGAAGCCGAGGAGGGTGCCGGATGGTACGCGCAGATGAGCTGAGCGCCACCCGCCTGTACCGGGGCGACACCTGGCGGCGCGCTTGGGCGCTGCAGGACGAAGCCGGGCAGCCCATCGCCTTGCACGGGGCCAGCGCGCGGCTGCACCTGCGCGATAGCGCGGGCGCGCTGGTGCTCAGCGCCAGCACCGCCGACGCGCGCCTGAGCCTGGACGCGGCGCGCGGGCGCATCGATATGCACGTGGAGCATACCGCCACCGAGACGCTGGCGCCGGGCAGCTACCGCTTCGCGCTCGAAGTCACGCACGCGGGCGCGGTGCGCGTGACGTATGAGGTCGGCACGCTGACCGTGCTGGAGGACGTGACCCATGACTGAGCCGCTGCGCGTGCTGCAGGTGCGCTCGCCGCAGGTGCTGGTGCAGGTACACGCCAGCGCGCCTGTGGTGCGCGCGCAACAGCCGGGCCTGCCGGGGCCGGCTGGGCCAGCGGGGCCGCCGGGTCTGCCGGGTCTGCCGGGTCTGCCGGGGCCGCCGGGGCCAACCGGGCCAGCGGGGCCGGAAGGTTTGATGGGGCCGGAGGGGCCGGAAGGTTTGCCTGGCCCAGCCGGGCGGCCCTGGCCGCGCCGCCTGGCGACGCCGCGTATCGTGGGCGATGCCAGCGCGCAGCCGCTGGGCACGCTGGTGCTGACCGCAGAGCGCTTGTATTTTGTGCCGCTGCAGGCACCGCGCCCGGTGCTGCTCAGTGCGCTGCGCGCATCGGTCACGGTAGCGGCAGCGGGCGATCTGCGCCTGGGCCTGTACGCCAACCGCAGCGCTGCCGACGGCAGCGACGAGCCGGGCGCGCTGCTGGCGCAAACGGCGGCGCTGTCCATTGCGGTGGGCGACCAGACGGGCAATTTTGGCACCAACTTCGAACTGCAGCCCGGCGTGCTGTACTGGGCCTGTCTGATCGCATCGGCGGGCGCTACGCTGCGCGCGCTGCAGACCAACAGCATCGCCAGCGGGCTTGGTCGCCAGGTGGGCGGCAACGCGCTGATCTCGCACCTGTTTGCCGCTGGCAGCGGCTCGACCCTGCCCGCCAACGCCCCGGCCGGGCTGACGGCGGGCGCGGGCAACATCCCCGCCATCTACCTGATCGAGGCTTAAGCCCATGGTACGCGCCGCCGACCTGAACACCGAGATCGCCACGCCCACGCGCGGCGGGCCGCGCAGCCACGCGCACTGGCGCGCACTGGCCAGCCTCACACCCACGCGGGTGGCAAGCATTTTGCGCCGCGCCGCGCAGGGCGACGGGCGCGACTTTTTGCTCGCCGCCGACGAAATCGCCGAAAAAGACCTGCACTACCGCGCCGTGCTGCAAAGCCGCTGCATGGCGGTCTCCGCCCTGCCGCTGCTGGTGGATGCCGCCGACGACACGCCCGCCGCGCACGAGGCGGCCGAGCTGGTGCGCGCGGTGCTGGCCGAGCTGCCCATGAATGAGGTCGCCATGCACCTGATGGGCGCGGTGGCCAAGGGCTACGCCGTGGCCGAGCTGGTGTGGGACACGCGCCGCCAGCCGTGGCGGCCGCGCGCGCTGCTGCCGCGCCCGGCGCACTGGTTTGCCTGGACGCGCGAGGGAGCGCCCGAGCTGCGCCTGCTCAGCGCCGAGCAGCCGTTTGCCGGCGAGCCGCTGCCCGCAGCGCGCTTTGTGGTGCATGCGCTGGGCGGCGCGGGACTGCCCTTGCAGCAGGGCGTGGCGCGCGCGGTGCTGTGGGCCTGGGTGGTGAAAGCCTACGCGCTGCGCGACTGGGCGCGCTTTGCCGAGCTGTACGGGCAACCGATTCGCATCGGCAAGTACGACCCGGCCGCCACGCCGCAAGACGTGGACGTGCTCAAAGAAGCCGTGCTGGGCCTGGGTGCGGATGCGGCGGCGGTGATCCCGCAGTCCATGATGCTCGAGCTGGTGGAGGCGGCGGGCAAGACTGCGAGTGCCGACCTGTACCAAAAGCTGATCGAATACCTCGACCGCGCGGTGAGCAAGGCGGTGCTGGGCCAGACCCTGACCACCGACCAGGGCGCCACGGGCAGCCTGGCGCAGGCGCGCGTGCACGACGACGTGCGCAAGGAGCTACTGGCTGCCGACGCACGCGCCCTGGCCGCGACGCTCACGCGCGACCTGGCCGCACCGCTGGTGCGCCTGAACCTGGGCGAGGCCGCGCCGCTGCCGCGCCTGCGCTTCGAAATGGTGGAGCCCGACGACCTCGACGGCCTGTCGCTGCAGGTGGCGCGCCTGGTGGCGCTGGGGCTGCCGGTGCCGCAGGGCTGGGCGCGGCAGAAATGGGGCATCCCCGAGCCCGATGGCGACGAGCCGCTGCTCACGCCGCCAGCCCAAGCCACCAACCTGGCGGCGCAGCGGCGGCTGGCCCCTGCCGTGCCCGCATTGGGTGCGACAAGGGGCGTGCATGGGCAGGTGGCGCACGCCGCCGAGCCGAGCGCCGCGCCCGACGCCATCGATGCCCTGATCGACGAGGCCATGGCCGGCTGGCACCAGCAGATGGGGCCGGTGCTGGCGCCGCTGGAGCAGCTCTTTGCACGCGCCGAGCGCGAGGGCTGGAGCGCCGCCGAGCTGCTCGACGCGCTCGCGCCCACGCTGGCGCAGCCCGACGAGGCGCAGCTTACCGAAGCGCTGGCGCGCGCCGCCTACAGCGCACGCATCGGCGGCACGCACGGGCTGGAAGCCGCGACTGAGGGTGACGACGATGCCTGACCATTTTGCTGACGCCGGCAAAATGGTCGGGCGCAGCGCACGCCGGAGCTAGGCCATGCCGGTGCGTCTGGAGTCTGACCCCGGCCCGGTGCCGCTGTTTGCGCCGCCCGACGCTGGCACGCCCAGCGCCTTTGCGCGCGCCTTTCGCCTGCCGCCCGAAGAGGCGCAGCGCTACCTGCGCGGGCGCGACCGTGTGCGCCTTACCTACGACTGGCGCGAGCTCTGGCACGAGGAGCACGCGCGCGCCTTTACGGTAAGCCGCCTGGCGCGCGCCGACTTGCTGCAAAGCCTGCACGAGGGCATCAAGGCCAGCGTGGGCGGCGACCTGACGCGGCGCGACTGGACCAAGAACGCGCGCCAACTGCTGGGCGAGGCCGGCTGGTGGGGCGAGCGCGAGGTGCCCACACCCGACGGGCGCCTGGTGCGCACCACCTTCAACCCGGCGCGGCTGCAGCTTATCTACGACGTGAACACGCGCATGGCCTACGCCGCCGGGCGCTGGGAGCGCATCCAGGCCGCCAAGGCCACGCACCCCTATTTGCGCTACGTCACGCGCGCCGACGAGCGCGTGCGCAAAAGCCACCGCCCCTGGCACAACGTCACGCTGCCGGTGGACGACCCATTCTGGCACACGCACTACCCGCCCAACGGCTGGCGCTGCCGCTGCCGCGCCGTGCCCATGCGCCGGGGCGAGTACGAGCGCCGCGACGACCTCATCAAAACCGCCCCCGACGAAGCGCTGGAGCGCTGGGTGGATAGCCGCAGCGGCAGCACACGCCTGGTGCCCGCCAACGTAGACCCCGGCTTTGGCTACAACGTCGGGCAGGCGCATGTGCGCTGGCAGGGGCACATTGACGTGCTGGCGCGCAAGGCCAACCAATGGGAGGCACCGATTGCCTCGACCATGCTGGAATCGATGGCGGCATCCAGTCTGTTTGCGCAATGGTACGCCGCGCCCGACGGCAGCGCCTGGCCGCTGGTGCGGCTGCCCGATGCCGATGCGCAGGCGCTGGGCGCGCGCGCCCAAGTGCGCGTGGCAAGCCTGAGCGGTGACACCTTGGCCAAGCAAAAGGCCGGGCATCCGGAGCTCACCCCCGCCGACTACGCCCAGGCCCAGGGCGTGATCAGCCACTACACGCACAAGGCGCAAGAGGGCAGGAGCATGATCTACCTGCGCGTGCTGCCCTCGGGCAGCGCTGGCGGCGGGCATGTGCTGGTGGTCAAGGTCACGCGAACCGGTGCCGGTTTGTGGGTGACGAGTTTCCGACGCCTGCACCAAAAGGACGCGATACGCGACTCGGAAGTTCGCCGTTTGCTCAAGAAAGAAGGTGGGTGAGGCCGCGCCGGATCGGCCCCGTGGGACTGGCGCAGCGGACTCCAAGTCCCGCTGCTAGGGTTTTGCGACCCCGGTGGGTAAATGTCCCCACCAACCTTCGGTGTCCGGCGCACCTTCAGCATCTGCCAGGAGATTTTGCCGCCAGTCCTTGACCGCAGTCTAACCCAGGCCAACCCTCAAAGCAAGCCCCCAGCCATGCCCGCCCCGATCACCATCCGCCTCGAAGAGCGCGAGCTGCGCGCCGCGCTGGAGCGCCTGGAGCGCCGCGTGCGCGACCTTGGGCCCGCCATGCGCGGCATTGCCACCGAGCTGGAGGCGCGCGTGGAGCAGCGCTTCGAGCGCCGGCGCGACCCCAACAACTCACCCTGGGAGGCGCTCAAAGACCAGACGCTGCAGCGCAAGAAGCGCAAGGGCGCGATACTCTACGAACACGGCGACCTGCAAGGCAGCCTGACCTCGCGCGCGGGCCGCGACTTTGCCGAAGTCGGCTTTGGCCAGCCCTACGCCGCCTACCACGAGTTCGGCACCCGGCACATGCCCCGGCGCGGACTGTTGCTGGCCGACCCGGTGGCCCGCACCCTGGGCCAGGGCGACCGCGAAGCGGTGCTGGACGTGCTGCGCGAGCTGATCGAAGGGGCGCTGTGAGGCGGCGCCCAGGCTCAGGGCTCGAGCGCGCCGGGCGCGCCGCTGGGCAGCGGCATCTGGCGCGGGGGCGACTTGATGCCGTGCACCCGAATGACGGCCAGGCGGCGGCTCAGCTCGTTGCCGTCGGCATCGTAGGCGATGCTTTCCTCGAACTCGGCATCGAGCGCGTCGCCCGGCAGCAGCGCCACTTCGCGCTGGTGGTAGGCGCGCAGCCACTCGGTGTGCAAAATGGCCACCGGCACCGTGCGCGCAGCGCGCAGCACGCGCCACTGCGCCGCGCCCACCATGTCGGGCGAGCGCACCTTGAGCCACTCGCGCCCGCGGTTGATTATCGTGTTAGGCTTCATACATCATGCCCCATGCACTGCTCGATCTGGACTTCGGCAACCGGCTCGAAATCACGATCAACAACCAAAAGCCGGTCGTTCTGACAGACCTGACGCTGGCGCTGCTCGGCGTTGGCCAGCAGTTCGAGCGCTTCATCGAGAACGAGACCCAAGCGCAGCAGCAGGTGGGTGCCGAGCTGTACATCAAGGACGTGCGCTCAGGCTCGATTGTCGTCGAACTGGTGGCGCAATTCATGCCCGTGGTGCCGCTGCTTTGGCAGGGCGGCTCCTTGCTGGAATGGGTCAAGCACGCTCAGTGGGTGATTGAGTGGCTCAACGGCAAGCTGACGCACCCGCCCAAGGACTTGAGCAAGAGTGACCTGCGACAGTGGAGCAATATCCTCGAACCGGTCGCCAAGGACGGCGCAGCGCAGATGAACTTCACCGTCGCGCAAGGCGGCAGGGTCGTGAACCAGTTCATCATCAGCTCCGAGCAGGCCAGCGCGGCGCAAAACGGCATCCGTCGCCAATTGGAAGCGCTCAACGAGCCGGACGATCACGTGCAGCGCAAGCGCGTCATGTTCTGGAGCCAAACCAAGTTTGCCGACAACGCCAACACCGGCGACCGCGCGGTGATCGAGAGCATCAGCACCCAGCCAGTGAAAGTCATCTTCGAGAACAACGCCGTCAAGAAAGCCATGCTGGCTGGCGACGCGCGTTTTGCGCGCCAGTGGCACGAGCTGGCCTACATCGTGGACGTGCGGGTGCAAACCGTGCGCGGCGTGCCGAAGGTCTACACCATCATCGACTACCACGTTGAAGACACATTCGACCCGGATGCGGACTGAGTGCCAATACCCTCAGCCGCCCAAAACGCCCCACAATCGATTTTTGGCCCCAGCCGCACCCTTGGTATGTCCCAGGCCCTGGCAAACGCTGGCAACGGGGTTCTGGCGCGTTTGAGCGGCATTGCGGCTACAGGCTAAACGGCTTTAATTCAGGTTGGGGCCGCCCAGGGGCATGATGCCCCCATGCCTGCCGCACCGCTTGCCCCCACCCAACCCGCCCCGGCCGAGGCTGCCGCGTGCAGCCGCGCCCTGGCGCTGCCGCTGGCGGCGCAGGCCGAAGGATCGGACGCACCACAATGGGTACACCTGCTGCCGGCCGGCACTTTTGCCGGGCGCGACGGGCGCGGCCCCTACACGCTCGACGCCGACGCCGTGCTGGCCGCCTTTGCCGCCCACGGCGGCGACTTGCCGCTGGACTACGAACACCAGACGCTCGACGCCGCCAGCAAGGCCGGGCCGGTGCCGGTGGCGGGCTGGATCGAGGCGCTGGAAGCGCGCACCGACGGCATCTGGGGCCGCGTGCGCTGGACGGCGCAAGCCGCCGAGCTGCTCGCCGCCCGCGCCTACCGCTACCTCTCGCCGGTGTTCCGCTACCTGACGGCCGACGCGCGCGTGGTGGCGCTCGACGGCGCCGCCCTGACCCACACCCCCAACCTGGCGGCCTTGCAAGCCGCTGCCAGCCAACGCCAACCGGAGAGCACACCCGCCATGTCTGCCACCCCCACCGCCCCCGAATCCAAACCCGCCAGCGCCCAGGCCGCCATGAGCCTGGAGGCCGATGCCCTGGAGCGCCTGCGCGCCTTGCTCGGCCAGCCGGGCCTGAGCAGCGCCGCCGAGCTGCTCGCCGCTGCGCAAGCGCTGCAGCAGCGCCTGAGCGAATCTGAAGCCAGCGCCCAGGCCGCGCAAGCCGCGCAAGCGGCGCTGCAAGCCCAGCTCGCGCAAGTGGCCAAGGAGCAAGCCGCCGCCGCTGCCGAAGCCGCCGTACAGGCCGCCATGAGCGCAGGCAAGGTGCCCCCGGCCATGCTGGTGTGGGCGCGCGCCTACGCCAGCAAAGACCCGGCCGGCTTTGCCCAATGGGCCGCCGCCGCCCCCAGCGCTGCGCCCAGCGCCAGCAACAGCACCGCTGCCGCTGCCGCATCCAGTGCCGACCCGAGCGCCGTCGCACGCGCCGCCCAAGCCTGGCAAGACGAGCGCGAGCGCGCCGGCGAGCGCGTGAGCTTTGCCGCCGCCGTGGCGCACGTGATGGGCCAGGCGGCCTGAAACGGCTGCCCTTTGTCGCACGCAATCCGAGCAAACCCCAAACACCCCACCGGAGAAAAGACCCATGTCCAACCCCATTTTGATGAAAAACTTCGTCGCCGCAGCCGCGCTTGAGCCGTCGCGCATCGTCGTGCTCAGCGCCGCCGACACGGCCGCGCTGGCCACCAGCGCCACGGCGGCCAGCATCGGCATCAGCGACCAGATTCAGGTCGCCGCCGGGCAGCGCATCGACGTCGTGGTGGCCGGTATTGCCGACGTCACCGCCGGCGCTGCCGTCGCGCACGGTGCGCCGCTGACCGCCGACGCGCAAGGGCGCGCCGTGACCGCCGCTGCGGGCAACCGCGTCATCGGCGTGGCGCTCGACGCCGCTGCCGCTGCCGGCGACCGCATCCGCTGCGTGATCGCGCACAGCGTGTTCTAAACCACCAGGAGCCTTGCACCCATGAGCACCGCCTACCCCCTCAACCCGGAGCTGACCGCGATTGCGATTGGCTACCGCAACCGCGACATCGACCTGATCGCCGACCGCGTGCTGCCGCGCGTGCCCACGGCCAAGCGCTTTGCCTACACCGAATACCAACTGGCCGACGCCTTCACCGTGCCGCCCACGCTGGTGGGCCGCCGCTCCGAGCCGACCATGGTCGAGTTCGGCGGGCGCCTGATCAACGACGAGTGCGTCGATTGGGGCCTGGACGACCTGGTGCCCAATGACGAAATCAGCGCCTACGAAAGCATGGGCGCCCCCGGCACACTCAGCCCGCTGGCGCGCTCGACGCAGTTGCTGGCCGGGCTGGTGATGCTGGATCGCGAGGTGCGCGTGGCCAATCGGGTTTTCAGCGCCGCCAGCTACGCCGCCGGGCACACACTCACACTCTCGGGCACCAGCCAATGGAGCGACTTTGCCAACAGCAACCCGCTCGACGCGCTCTTGCAAGCGCTCGACGTGCCGCTGGTGCGCCCCAACACCATCGTGCTCGGGCAGCGCACCTGGACGCGCATGCGCCAGCACCCGCGCCTGATCCAGGCCGCCAACGCCAGCGCGCAGACCGGCGGTGCCATCACGCGCGCGCAACTGGCCGACCTGATCGAGGTGCCCAACGTGCTGGTGGGCTCGGGCTTTGTCAACACCGCACGCCGTGGCCAGCCGCCGCAAATCCAGCGCGTCTGGGGCAACCACGCCGCGCTGCTGTACATCAGCGACGACGCCGCCAGCACCGGCCAGCCGGTCTATGGCTTCACCGCCCAGTGGGGCAGCCGCATTGCCGGTGAGATGGAAGAGCAAAAGGCCGGCCTGCGCGGCGGCGTGCGCGTGCGCGTGGGCGAGAGCGTGCGCGAGGTCATCAGCGCGCCGGGCGCGGGCTACCTGTTTGCCAACGCCGTGGCTTGATAGGACAGCGCCATGAGCCGCACCCGCTCCACCGCCGCTGCCGCCGCCGCTGCCACCGCCGAAGTACAGACCGAGGCCCCCGCCGCCGAAGTGCAGCAGTGGCGCGTGCTGCTGCCGCTGCTGCACGACGGCCAGATCTACGCCGCTGGCGACACGCTGGCGCTGCCCGCCGCCGTGGCCGCGCCGCTGCAGGCGCTGGCCGCCATCGAGCCCGCCTAAAGCACGCCTAAAGCCCAAAGCCATGCGCTACGCCAGCATCGCCGACCTGGAGGCCGCACTCGGGCCCCACGAGCTCAGCCAGCTCACCGTGGACATGCCCTACGCGGCCACGCTGGAGCGCGCGCTCGATGATGCCAGCGCCGAAGTCTCGGCCTACCTGGCGGCGCGCTACCCGCTGCCGCTTCCTGCTGTGCCGGCGCTGCTGCGCAACCTCGCCTGCGACATGGCGCGCTACCGCCTCTGGCGCCACGCCGCCAGCGAAGAGGTGCGCCAGCGCTACGATGACGCGCGCCGCCTGCTCGAACACCTGGCCAGCGGCAAGCTCACGCTCGGCGTGCCCGCTGCGCAAGCGCCCCGGCCCAGTCTGGCGGCAGCGCGTGCGGGCAGTGCGCCAGTGTTTGGGCGTGACGCCCAGGCGGTGTGGCCATGAGCGCCAGCACGCGTGCCTGGCTGGACGCGGCGGCGCAGACCCTGCGCGAGCGCCTGCCCGAGTTCGAGGTCGCGCTCTACCCCGATCAGCCGCGCCAATGGGTGCTCAAGCACCCGCGCGCCGCGCTGCTGCTCGACTACCGGGGCAGCCGCTACAGCGCGCCGCTGGACGTGGGCGCGGTGGCGCAAGAGCGCGAGTTCGAGATCGGCGTCTCGGTGGTGGCGCGCACCCTCAACGACGGCTTTGGCGCGCTGGCGCTGGTGGACGCAGCGCGCGCCGCCCTGCTCGGGCAGGAGCTGCCGCACTGCACCCAGCCGCTGCGCCTGGCCAGCGAGCGCTACGTCTCGCAGCAAGACGGCGTCTGGATTTACGAGCTGGTGTTTGCCTGCACCAGCCTGACCGTGCAAGAGGCCGCGCCGGCCAGCCTGCCGCTGCTGCGCCAGGTGAGCCTGGCGTCGAACCTGTAACCCCAAGGAGATTTTCATGCCGCTGACGCGCTACACCTACCACGGCCCGGCATCGGGCCTGACCCTGGCCGACGGCACCGAGCTGCTGCTGTGGCCCAACCAGACCGTGGAGCTGCCCAGCTCCGACGTGGTCGATGCGCTGCGGGCGCAAGGCTACCTGCAGCCGGTGGCCGAGCCCGATCCCGAGGCCGCCCCCACCCCCAAGAAAACCGCCGCGCGCAAGGAGTAAACCGCCATGGCAGCCAACTTTTTACACGGGGTCGAGACCATCGAGGTCATGCGCGGCCCGCGCCCCATCCGCCAGGTCAAGACCGCCGTGGTGGGCCTGATCGGCACCGCCCCGAGCGGGCCGGTGAACGAGCCCACCATCGTGCTGTCGGCGCGCGACGCGGCGCGCTTTGGCGACGCCGCCGTGGCCGCTGGGTTCACCATCCCGCAGGCGCTCGACGCCATCTTCGACCAGGGCGCAGGCACGGTGATCGTGGTCAACGTGCTCGACCCGGCCACGCACCGCAGCCAGGTGACGAACGAGAGCGTGACGCTCTCAACCATCACCCAGCGCGCGCGCCTGGCGCACCCCTACGTGAGCGCGGTGGTGGTGCAGTCGGCCGACGGCCTGACCACTTTCGCGCCGGGCACGCACTACACGCTCGACGCCGAGCGCGGCGAGATCGAGCGCGTGCCCAGCGGTACCATCGCCGCCGGGGCCACGCTGCGCGTGAGCTACCAGCGCCTGAACCCCACCCTGCCGACCACGGCCGAGGTCATCGGCACCGTGACGGCGGGCGGGCAGCGCACCGGCATTCAGGCGCTGGACGACACCCACAGCCGCTTTGGCTTCAACGCCAAGCTGCTGCTGGCGCCGGTCTACCACACGCTGCAGTCGGTCTCGAGTGCGCTCATCGTCATGGCGCACCGGCTGCGCGCGCTGGCGCTGCTGGACGCGCCCGTCGGCGTGACGGTGCAGCAGGCGGTGCAGGGGCGTGGGCCGCTGGGTGCGATCAACTTCAACACCTCGAGCGAGCGCGCCGTGCTGTGCTACCCGCACCTGCGCGTGTTCGACTCGGCCACCGAGAGCGAGCGCCTGGAGCCCTTCAGCCAGCGCCTGGCGGGCGTGATCTGCCGCCGCGACGCCGAAAACGGCTACTGGTGGAGCCCCTCGAACGCCGAGATCATGGGCATCACCGGCGTCGAGCGCGCCATCACGGCGCGCATCAACGACCCGCAGTCCGAGGCGAACTTGTTGAACGAAAACGGCATCGTCACGCTCTTCAACAGCTTTGGCACCGGCATGCGCACCTGGGGCAACCGCTCGGCGGCCTGGCCCTCGATGTCGCATCCGCGCAACTTCATCAACATCCGGCGCACCGCCGACATGCTGCACGAGTCGGTCGAGCACGCCATGCTGCAGTTCCTCGATCAGCCCATCAGCGACGCGCTCATCGACGCCGTGCGCGGCAGCGTGGACGCCTTCATCCGCGTGCTGGTCGGGCGCGGCGCGCTGATCGACGGCTCCTGCACCTTCGACCCAGCCAAGAACCCGCCGGTGCAGCTCGCCGCCGGGCACCTGACGCTGGATCTGACCTTCATGCCGCCGACCCCGGCCGAGCGCATCACCTTCGAGAGCTTCATCGACATCAACCTGCTGCGCGGCTTGGGGAGCGGCCAATGATTCGGACTATTGCCGAGTGGCTGGCCTGGCGCCTGCTGTCAGGTCTATTCCCTGTGTTTCAAGGTGACGAAGTGCGTGGAGTAGCGCTGCTGCCGCTGTTGGTGTCAGAAGCAGCTCAAGACGCAGGGCCTCAGTCTGCCCGGCCACCGACTGGTAGCAGGAAACCCTTAACTGTCCTGATGCGTCCATGGCTACTTCAAGCGGAGAGTCCACCATCAAGGAAAGACCGTGCATGTGCAATTCCCACGAATGAGAGGTCAACATTATGAGCAAAATCAACATCCACCGCCTGACCAACGCCAACGTCTACCTCGACGGCGGCTCCATGCTCGGGCGCGCCGAAGAAGTCGAGCTGCCGGTGCTCAAGGCCAAAATGGCCGAGCACAAGGCGCTGGGCATGGTGGGCAGCATCGAGGCCTATGCCGGCTTCGAAAAGCTGGAGGGCAAGATCAAGTGGTCCAGCCTCTACCCCGAGGCGCTGAAAAAAACCGCCAACCCCTTTGCCAGCGTGCAACTGCAACTGCGCGCCAGCGTCGAGGTGTATTCCAGCGCCGGGCGCAGCCAGGAGCTGCCGCTGGTGGCGCTGCTGACCGTGACCTTCAAAAGCCTACCCGGCGGCGGCTACAAGCAGCACGAGAACGTCGAGCTGGAAAGCGAGTTCACCGCCACCTACATGAAGCTGACCGTGGGCGGCGAGGACATCATGGAAATCGACGCCCTGGCCAACATCTACAAGGCCGCCGGGCAGGACGTGCTGGCGACCTACCGCACGCACATCGGGGGCTGAGCGTGCGCCTGGACTGGGAATGCGTGCGCGCCATCCTGACGGCGCTGGAAGACCTGCCCGAGCAGGACGGGCGGCTGGCCCCCGGCGACGTGCCCGGCTGGGCGCCTCAGGTGGTGTCGTACCACGTCGAGGTGCTGGCCGAGGCGGGCCTGCTCAAGGCGCAGTGCGTGCGCGCGCTGGGGGCTCAGACGCTGTGCCTGGCGCAGCGCCTGACCTTTGCCGGGCATGAGCTGCTCGACGCCATGCGCCAGGCGACGCTGTGGAACCGCGTCAAGGCGCGCGTGCGCGATGCCGGGCTGAGCCTGAGCGTCGAAGCCGTCAAACTGGCCGCATCCGGCCTGATCAAGGAGCTACTGCAATGACCGAAATCGTACTCGCATACCCCATCAAGCTCGCCAGCGGCAAAACGCTGGAGCGCATCGCGCTGCGCCGCGCCAAGGTTGCCGACCTGAAAGAGGCGGCGCGCGCCAGCGAGCGCCAGGACGAACAGGAAATCGCGCTGCTGGCGCGCCTGGGTGGGCTGGTGCCCGAAGACTTGCTCGAACTCGACCTGGCCGACTACAAGGCGCTGCAAGATGCCTTTCGGCTCAGCCTGGATCGCGCCGGCTGAGCTCTGGCGCGGCGCGGGCGTGCTGGCGCGCTGGTTTCGCTTTCAGCCGTCGGAGATCGACGCGCTGGCGCTGGACGACTTCGTGCGCTGGTGCCGCCTGGCGGCCGAGCAGATCAAGGCCGAGGGCGCGGCGGCCAGATGAGGTCGGCCAGCCAGCCGAGAAGCAAGGCGAGCACCGCCAGCAACGGCCCGAGCAGCAGCAACAACACCATGACGCTGACAAAGGTCATCAGCAGCGCCGCCAAAAAAGAGCCGCCCTCGACCCAGAGCCAGACGAACAGGCTCAGGGCAAACAGCCACACCAGGCCCTTGGCGATGGCTTCGGCGCGTTGCTGGGATGTCATTGGAGGATAGTAGCATGAGCTCTAACTTGGGTTTGCAGATCGTCATCGGGGCGGCCCTGGCGGCGTCGTTTCGCGTGGCGCTGGGTGGCGCCCAGCGAGCCGTGACCGACCTGGGCGCGGTGGCCGGGCGCATGCAGACGCGGCACGAGCAGCTCGGTGCCGCCATGGCGCGTGCCATGGCCGACCCGCTGCAACCGCTGGGCCAGTTGCGCCAGCGCTACGACGCACTCGGGCGCACGCTGGAGCAGGTGCGCAGCAAGACCGAAGCCCTGAACCGATCGATCGAGCGCGGTGCCGAGCTCAAGGCGGCGCGCGAAGAGCGCTTGGGGGCCATGCAAGAGACCTTCGGCGCCGCCGTGGCGGTAGCCGCGCCGGTGATCGCGTCGGTGCACCTGGCAACAGCGCTGGAGGACTTGACGAACGACATCGCCATCACCGGCGATCTGACCCGGCAGGAGCAGCAAAAACTGGGCCAGACGCTGCGCGCTACCGCGCTGCGCTACAACCAGCACGCAACCGACATCGGCGCTGGGCTGCAGGTGCTGGTGGCTGCCGGCGTGACCTCGGTGGCCGAGCTGGAGCGCTTTGCACCCATACTGGCCGAGACGGCCACGGCCACGCGCGCCAGCGTCGAGGACTTGTCCAACGTGTTCGTGGTCTTGCGCAGCAATCTCGGGCTGGGTGCGCAGGAGGCCGGGGCGGCGTTCAACATGCTGACCTACGCTGGCAAGCGGGGCCAGTTTGAGATGCGCGAAATGGCCAGGTGGATGCCCAACCTGGCCCCCATGATGCAGGGGCTGGGCGTGACGGGCAAGGAGGCGGTGGCTGAGCTGGGTGCAGCCTTGCAAATTGCGCGCATGGGGGCCGGGTCATCGGACGAGGCCGCCAACAACCTGCGCAATTTTCTGGCGCGCATCACCGCGCCCGAGACGCTGCGCAACTTCGAGCGCGCCGGCATCGACCTCAAGGGCAGCCTGATCGATCTGCGCGCCCAGGGCATGTCGCCGCTGATGGGCACGCTGGAGCTGATCCGGCGCTACATGCAGCAAGTGGGCGGCGCGGGTGCGCTGCGGCAGTTCGACGCCGCCACGCGCGCGGGCGACCTGGCCGGCATCCAGGCGCTGACGCAAGCCTACGGCCTGGGCAATCTGTTCCAGGACATGCAGGTCATGAGCTTCATCCGCCCGGCGCTGCAAAACATGGACGAGTTCCAGAGCATCCGCGCCGGTGCGCTCGACGCCGCCGGGTCGGACTTGGTGTCGCAGGACTTTGCCCGGCGCATGGAGGCCAGCAGCGAGCAGATGAAGCGCTTTGGCGTGCTGGCGCGCGACATCGGCGTCTCCATCGGCGAGGCCCTGCTGCCGCCGCTGGTGTCGATCATGGAGACCGTGGCACCGTTTGCGCGCACGCTGGCCGCCTGGGCGCAGGCGCATCCGGCCCTGATTCAGGGCGTGGTGGCCCTGGGGCTGGCGCTCACCGCAGGCAAGCTGGCGGTGCTGGGTGCGGGCTGGGCGGTGAGCTTCCTGATTCTTTCGCCCCTGAACGCCTTGCGCACGGCGCTGCTGATGGTGGGCGGGCGTTGGCTGTGGCTCAAAGGCTTGTGGCAGATTGGCGCGTTTGCGCCGGCGCTGCGCGCCCTGTCTGGCCTGGGCGCGGCTTTCAAGGCGGTGTTGCCGCTGGCGGCCGCGTTTGGCAAAGGCCTGTGGATGGCGGTTTTTATGCCGCTCAAGCTGCTGGCGCAGGGCGTCTGGGTGCTGGCGCGGCTGCTCGGCGGCGCCCTCAAGGGCGCGCTGCTGGCGGCGGGCAAGGCGCTGCTGTGGCTGGGGCGGGCGCTGATGCTCAACCCGATCGGCCTGGCGGTGACGGTCATCGCGGGCGGCGCCTACCTGATCTGGCGCCACTGGGATCGGCTCGGGCCGCTGTTTGCCAGCCTCTGGGGCGGCATTGCCTCGACCCTGTCGGTTGTCTGGGGTCGCATTGCATCGACGGTGGGCGGCGTCTGGAGCGCGCTGCGCAGCGGCTTTGCCCAGGCCTGGGTCTGGCTGCAGGGTCTGCCCGCCCAAATGCTGTCCCTGGGCACCGCCCTGGTCGACGGCCTGGCGCAGGGCATACGCCAGCGCATCGGCGCTGCCGTGGAGGCGGTGCGCAGCCTGGGCCAGAGCGCGGTGGCGGGGCTGCGCAACTTGCTCGGCATCCGCTCGCCCTCGCGCGTGTTTGCCGCCCTGGGCGCGCACCTGGGGCAGGGGCTGGCGCAGGGCATGTACGCCAGCGCCAACGGCGTGGCGCAAGCCGCCGCCGGGCTGGCCGCTGCGGCCACCTTCGGCATGAGCGCGGCGCAGCCGACTCCGCTGCTGCTGCCGCAGCCCGCGCCGCTCGTGCAGCCCGCGCCGCAGCATCTGCCGGCCATGCAGCCCCAGCTTCTGCCACTGCCGCAGCCAGCCAGCGCCGCGCCCGCCAGCGCCGCCCCCACCCCCGGTGCGGCCGCCGGCATGGCGCTGCACTACGCGCCCGTGCTCACAATCCATGCGACAAGCGCCGAGCCCGGCGCGGTGCGCGAGCAGGTGCAGCAGGCGCTGCACTTGAGCCAGGCCGAGTTCGAGCGCTACATGCGCCGCTATCAAGCCGACGCCGCCCGGCGTGCGATCCAGTAGCCAGCATGGCCAACCTCTACGCTGTCCTGGGCCAGACCGAGCTCGAAATCGTGACCTGGCTCTCGGGCCTGGACATGAGCTGGAGCGCCAGCTACGCCGAGCAAGCCCTGATCGGGCACAAGGCGCTGCTGCAGCACACCGGCTTTGGCCCGACCGAGGTGCGCCTGCGCGTGCTGCTGCACGCGCAGTGGTGCCAGCCGGCCGAGGAGCTGGCGCGCCTCAAGCGCCTGCTCGAGGCCGCCGAACCGGTGGCCTTTGTGCTGGGCAGCGGCGAGTACCGGGGCACCTTTGTGGTCGCCGAGCTGCAAGCCGTCACCACCCAGACCGACGGCGCCGGCGTGCTGATCGCGCTCGAGGCCGATGCCACCTTGCGCGAATACATCGGCGACCCGGCGCAGCCCAACCCGCCGGGCGTGATCGCGCAGGGCTTGCGCATCCCCGTAGCGGCGCGCGCCGACACCCCGGCCGCGCCCGCCAGCCCCTTGAGCGCGCTGGCGCGCCAGGTCAGCGCGGCGCTGGCGGCCGGGGCGCGCGTAGCGCAAGCCGCCAGCGGCCTGCGCTCGCTCGCCGCGCTGGCGCAGCGCAACCCGCTGGCGGCGCTGGCGCAAGTGCCCCAGCAGGCACAAAGGCTCAACGCCGCCGCTGCCGCCCTACCCACCGCCGTGCTGCCCGCGCTGCCCCGGCCTGGTGGGCTGGAGGCGGCGGCGCAGGTGGCGCGCAGCCTGGGCGCGGCACAGCAGGCGTTGCACGCTGCCGCGCAGCGTCTGCAAGGCGCGCAAGCCGCCGACCTGGGCGCGCGCCTGCCGCAGGCGCTGGCGCTGGCGCAAGGGGCGCAGGCGCACACCGAAGCCGCCGCCGCGCCGCTGGCGCTGCTGGCCGCGCAAGCCAGCGCGCGCCTGGACGACGCCGGGAGCACAGCATGAGCGGCCAGCATCTGGAGCACATCACGCGCGCTGGCGAGCGCTGGGACAGCATCGCCTGGCACTACTACCGCGACGTGCGCCAGATCGCGCGCCTGCTCGACGCCAACCCGCACCTGGCCGCCAGCGCGCTGCTGCCCTCGGGCCAGGTGCTGCGCGTGCCGCTGATCGAGGCCGCGCCCGCCGCCGCGCCCAACCCGGCCGCGCTGCCGCCCTGGAGGCGCGCATGAACCGCCCCAGCGCCTTGGCGGCGCGCGTGCGCATCGTCTACCACGGGCGCGACATCAGCGCCGATCTCGCGCCCTACCTGGCGCGGCTGGAGTACATCGACCGGTTGGACGCCGAATCCGACAGCCTCGACCTCGAGCTGGCCGAGCACGACGGCAGCGCCTCGCGCTGGCTGGCGCACTGGTACCCCGAGCACGGGCTGGAAATCGAAGCCGCGCTGGGCTACACCCACACGCCCTGGCACACGCTCGGGCGCTTCGAGGTCGACAGCGTGCAAGCCGACGCGCCGCCGCTGCGCCTGCGCATCCGCGCGCTGGCGGTGGGCCTGAGCAAGGCGCTGCGCACGCGCGCCAACCATGCCTACGAGGGCCTGACGCTGGCCGCCATCGTCGACCAGGTAGCGCAGCGCTTGGGGCTGCAGCGCCGTGGCGATGTGGCGGCGCTGGCGCTCGACCGCGTCACCCAGCACCAGGAGAGCGACTGGAGCTTCCTGGCGCGCCTGCTGCACGACTACGGCTACACCCTCAAGCTCACCGACAACAACCGCGTGCTGGCGGTGGCGCGCCTGCGCACACTGGCCCAGGCCGAGCCGCTGCGCCTGCTGCGCCCATCCGACCTGACGGCGTGGAGCTGGAGCGAGCGCGCCGCCGACGTGCCGCAGGCCAGCGAGGTCAGCTACCACGACCCGGCCAGCGCCGAGCTGCTGACGCAGCGCAGCGACGGCGCCCAGGTACACGACGCCGCCGCGCCGCGCGCCGCCGACCGCGACCGCGCCGTGCTGCGCGCGCGCAGCGCCGCCCAGGCGCAGGCGCGCGCCCAGGCCATGCAAGAGCGCCACGAGGCCGAACGCGCCCAGCTCGAGCTAAGCCTCATGGGCGACGCGCGCCTGTGCGCCGGTGCCGCCTTCGACCTGGCCGGCCTGGCGCGCCTGGACGGGCGCTACGTGGCCACCCAAGCGCGGCACACGCTCGACGCTGGCGGCTACCAGACCCACCTGACCCTGGCGCGCTGGCGCGCCAGCGGCACGCCATGAGCCTGAGCTTGCCCCGCCAGCCGACCGAGGGCGCAGCGCTGCGCCTGGGCTTTGTGGTCGCGCTCGACCTGCAGCGCTGCCGTGTGCGCGTGCGCTTCCCCGACCTCGACGGCCTGGAGAGCCACTGGCTGCCGGTGCTGCAAGCCAAGACGCACCGCGACCAGTACCACCACCTGCCCGACCTGGGCGAGCACGTCGCCTGCCTGCTCGATGCGCGCCTGGAAGACGGCGTGGTGCTGGGCGCGCTCTACAGCGCGCGCGACGCGGCGCGCGTGCAGGGGCCGGATCAGACCGAGCTGCGCTTTGCCGACGGCACCCGCATCCGCTACGACCGCACGCGCGCGCACCTGGAGGTGGACTGCGTCGGCGACGTCACCATCCGCGCCGCCGGCCGCCTGCGCCTGCAAGGCGCACGCATCGACCTCAACTAGCCCATGCCAGCCGCGCACCGCCACCGCGACCTCTGCAGCGGCCACGGCTGCTGGCCGCCGCGCCCCAACGCCCAGGCCAGCACCGATGTGCGCATCAACGGGCGCGGTGCGCACCGCGTCGGCGACGCCTGGGAGGTACACTGCTGCCCAGCCATACCCGAGTGCCACGGATCGGTGCAAGCAGGTGGCTCGCCCACGGTCTACGTCAACGGCCAGGCGCTGGCGCGCGTGGGCGACGCGGTGGCTTGCGGCAGCGCCTGCGCCAGCGGCAGCGCCGACGTGTTCGCAGACGATGCCACGGGCTAAACGCCTTTAATTCACAGCCGCGCCGCCACGGCCCAGAATGGGCCGCCATGAGCACCTGGCCGCGTCAACACCACTGGCAAGTCGCCCTCGGCGGCGACGGCTATGCCACCGGCCTGGACGATCTGCGCCAGGCCATCGCCACCATCCTGCGCACCCCGCGCGGCAGCGTGCCGCTGCGGCCCGAGTTCGGCAGCGACGTGGCGCGCTACCTCGACCACCCGATCAACCGCGCGCGCCCACACCTGGTGCGCGAAACCGTGGAGGCCATCCGGCGCTGGGAGCCGCGCGTGAGCGTGGTGCGCGTGCTGGTCACGCTCGCGGCCGAGGCGCAACTGCGCATCGAAGTCATCTTCCGCACCGCCGACGGCATCGAAGCCAGCGCCGAGGTGCTGCCATGAGCGCAGCCGCGCCGCTGCGTCTGCTCGAGGACGACCCGCAGGCCATCAGCGCCGAGCTGGTGCGCGCCTTCGAGGCCGCCAGCGGCAAGACGCTCTACCCGGCGCAGGTCGAGCGCCTGTTCGTCGACCTCATCGCCTACCGCGAAACCCTGCTGCGCGGCCTGATCAACGACGTGGCGCGGCAAAACCTCGTGGCCTACGCGCGCGCGCCCATGCTCGACTACCTGGGCGAGCTGGTCGGCGTCGCGCGGCTGGAGGGCGAGGGCGACGAGCGCCTGCGCGAGCGCATCCGCCTGGCACCCGAAGCCTTCAGCACCGCCGGGCCGCGTCTGGGCTACCGCCACGCCGCGCTGTCGGCGTCGGTACACATCATCGACGCTGCTGTCGATTCGCCCGCGCCTGGCTGGGTGCGCATCCATCCGCTGGCCGACACCGGCCTGCCCAGCGCCGAGCTGCTCGATGCCGTGCTCGCCGCCGCCAGCGCCGAAGACGTGCGCCCGCTGTGCGACCAGGTCGAAGTGCGCGCGCCGCTCGATATGCCGCAGCGCATCGAGGCCGAGCTGACGCTGTGGCGCAGAGCCGACGCCGCCGCCACCTTGGCGCTGGCGCAGGCGGCGCTGGAGCGCTACTGCACCGAGCTGGCCAGCGCACTTGGGCGCGACGTGGTGCGCTCGCAGATCATCGCCGCGCTCTCGGTGCCCGGCGTGTACCGCGTGGAGCTTGTCGCGCCGAATGCGGACACAGCCACCCCCGCGCACGCCTGGGCGCACGTGACGCAGCGCAGCCTGCGCATGGCCGGAGTGAGCGATGGCTGACTGGCTGCCCGACCCCGCCGCCCCCGACGTGCTCGCGCTCGACGCGCGCCTGGGGCCGCTGACCAGTCTGGTGCCGCGCCTGTCGGCGCTGCCGGTCGACCAACTGCTGGTCTACCTCGTCGACCAGGTCGACGCGCGCTGGCTGCCCGCGTTGGCGCAGCAGTTCCACCTGGGCGCACTCGAGGGCTGGGCGCTGGCGCGCGACGCCGCCGCGCAGCGTGCGCTCATCAAGCGCGCCATCCCCTGGCAGCAAAAAAAAGGCACACCCTGGGCGCTGCGCGAGGTGCTGCGCCAGCACGGGCTGGCGGTCGAGATCATCGAGCAAGCCGACCAGCGCCGCATCTACGCCGCCTTGCTGCCGCAGCGGCTCGATGCGCGCTGGCGCTTATCCAGCGCGGTGCGCCTGCGCGCGCTCGACCGCCAGACCTACATCCCGCAGATCGAGCACTGGGCGCAGTTCGTGGCCCGCATCAACCTGGCCGACGCGCTCGAGTCCGGCCAACTGCCGCTCATGCAAGCCCTGGTGCGCGAGTGGACGCCGCTGTCGCGCCACCCGATCTGGCAGCTCTGGCTGGCGCTGCACGCGCCGCACCTGCTGGCGGCCAGCGCCGCCGTGCGCGCCACGCTGCACAGCAGCCGCCTGCACCCTTGGGGCAACCGCAGCCTGTCGACCTACCCCGATGCGCTCTGGCGCTTGGGCACTGACGGTGCCGCCCTGCGCCTGCCGCAGCCCTTCGGCTTTGCGCTCGGGCGCTTGCACGGCGCACGCCCCGGCGCCCGCTTGCACGGCACCCGCGTCGGCCACGGCGTGCGCGCGCAACTGCCGCTGGCGCAAGCCAGCGCCTGGCGGCCCGAACGCCTGCCGCTGCAGCTTGCCCCCGCCGTCACCCCGCCCACCACGCTGTTCAAGCGCCCGCGCCGCCTCGATGGCCGCTGGCGCTTGAGCAGCGCGCGCCTGCGCGCCGGGCAACGCCTGCGCCCCGGCGGCCTGCGCCTGGCGGCGCAAACCCTGCACGAGTGCCCGCGCCTCGATGGCCGCTGGCCGCTCGGTGCCGTCACCCACCCGGCCGCACCCGTACACCTGCGCCTGTCGCCGCACTGGCGCGTCGGCGGCGCGCGCACCCCCACCCTCAGCATCACCCGCATCCAGCCATGAGTACACCCAGCCCACCCACTCTGTTGCGCGCCGAAGCCGTGGTCACCGACTACTGGCGCGAGCGCCTGGCCGAACACTGCGCCGGTGGCCGCGCGCTGCCGCGCATCACCCACATGGCCTTCGGCGACGGCGGCCATGTCGGCTCCAGCGCCCGGCCCGCCCCAGCCAACCGCAGCGCGCTCTACGCCGAGCGTGTGCGTGTGCCCATCGTCAGCCAGTCGCGCCCCGCGCCCACCGAGGCGCTGTCCATTGCCGAACTCAACGCCGCCAGCGCCCCGCCGGGCATGGCGTTTTCTGAGGCTGGCCTGATCGACGCCGACGGCGGCCTGGTCGCCTGGCGCACCATGGCACCCAAGGTCGTCGACGCCGGCGAAGTCTACGAAGTCCGCATCATGCCCCGCTTTTAAGGAGTCCCACCCATGAGCACCCTGCCGCACCACCCCATCACCCCGATCCCGAACAACGAGCCCGAGGCCATCCCGGCCCTGTGGAACGTGCGCTACGCCGAGATCGACGCCAACTTCAGCGCCCTCGACCAGCGCTCAGCCGCCAGCGCCGCCGAACTGGCCGCCGCGCGCGCCGGTCGGCCAGACCTGGGTCAGACCATCAACGCCATCATCACCCAGATCGGCGGCATCTCGGGCACACTCTCGGGCTTGGCCTCACCCGCCTCGGTGCAGCAAGCCGTGAACCTGGACTGGCTGTACCGCAACCGGCGCATCGCCTTCGAGCTTTTTGCCGCTGGCTACCAGTTGCAAAACCACCCGGGTGTCGCCGTCACCGGCGGCATCATGGGCGACGACTCGCTCGACGTTGCCAGCACCGCCGACGTGCGCGTGGGCGAAGACTATCTGCTGTCCGACGCCGGCGCCACCGCCCTGGTGCGCGTCACCGCCATCCACTCCGCCACCCGGCTGCGCCTGTCGGCCAACTTGGCGCGCCATTGGGGCGCAGGCGCCACCCTCAGCGGCTCGACGCTGGTGGCGCGCGCCGAAGGCGGCGTCAACGCCGTCGTGGGCGACCAATGGGTCTCGCGCGCCCTCAACCTGGGCGACGACCACACCCCGCGCGCCGTCGTCATCCGGCGCAGCCTCAATGCCGGCGAAGTGCGGCTGTTCTTCCGCGATGAGCACACCCCCGCCTGGAGTGAGCGCCCGTGGTCGGTGCGCCGCTCGGGCGGCGGCACCACCGGCATCCCCGAAGGCTTTGCCGACTTCGAGTACCTCGTGCCCATGCGCGGCGACGGCTTTTTGCGCCTGGAAGTCGCGGGCGAAGCCATGACCATCCGCCACCTCGTGGCCCTGGGCAGCGCCACCGGGCAGGCCGGCTTCGTCAACCCCGCCATGCGCCCGGCTGCGCCTGTCATCAACGCGCCCGCCAACGGTGCCACCAACGTGGTGGAGACGCCCACCCTGTCGGTGGCGGGCTTTGCCAGCCCGGCGGGCAACGCCTTTGCCTCGACCCAGTTCCAGATCAGCACCAACGCCACCTTCGCCACCGTGCTGCACGACAGCGGGCCGCGCGCCGCGCTCACCTTCTCGGTGCCAGCCGGGGTGCTGCCGGTCAATACCACCTTCCACGTGCGTGCGCGCGTCACCGACGCCGCCGGCCTGGTCTCTGACTGGTCGGCCAGCAGCAGCTTCACCACCCGCGCCAGCTACGCCTTTGTCAACACCCCGGCTGTCATTGCGCCCACGCCGGGGCAGACGGATGTGCCCGAGCAGCCCACCTTCCAGACCGCCGCCTTCGCCACCACCGGCGGCGCCGACGCCCATGCCTCCAGCCAATGGCAATTGCGCTTGAGCAGCGGCACCTGGGCCGCGCCGCTGTGGGATTCGGGCGCCAGCGCAGCCGCTCGCACCAGCCTCACCCTGCCCGCCGGTGTGCTGCTGGCCGGGCAAACGCAGTACGTGTTGCGCGTGCGCCACACCGGCACCAGCCTGGGGGCATCCGAATGGTCGGCGGATGTGGCCTTCACCACGCGCCAGCAGTTCGCGCACATCATTGGCATCGTGCAAACCGCCACCGGCGGCGGGGCCGGGGCCTGGCAGCGCGTCGACGAGCACTTCAACAACCTCAGCACCACCACCGCCACCTTCGCCAACCACCCGGTCTATGCCGGCATCGTCGACCAGACCATCGACGGCCAGGCCATGGTGCGCGTGCCGCGCTTTTTCTTTCGCACCGGCACCGTGCCCAGCGGGCCGCACGCCGGGCGGCGTTTTTGGCTCATCTCCGACCAGCCGGCGGCCAACTTTGCCGTCCACCCGGCCTTCATGCACGCCGGGGCGCAGATTGCGCAATTCTGGGTCGGCAAGTTCCAGGGCACCAACGACGGCGGAACACGCCTGGGCTCGGTGGGTGGTGTTGCGCCGCTGGTGTCGATCGACTTCCCGACCATGCAGGCGCGCGCCAACGCGCGCAACACCGGCGGCGTGACCGGCTTTGCGCTCTGGGACGTGTACCAGCTCGGCGCCATCCAGATGCTGGCCCTGATCGAGCTGGGCGGCTCCGACAGCCAGGCTCTCATCGGTCAAGGCCATGTGGCGGGCTCAAGCGCACTCAACGTCGACCACGCCACCGTGGCGCAGGCCACCTGGCGCGGCATCGTTGGCCTCTGGGGCAACGTCTGGCAGATGCTCGACGGCTTGCAGACCGATGCCAGCTCGCGCTACCGCATCTGGGGCACCGACGGCCAGCGCAGCTACCAGACCAGCAGCCGCACCGCCCCGGCCAGCGGCGCACCGCTCACTATGGCCAGCGACAGCGCCGGGCTAGTCAACCTGGGCGCAGTCTTTGTGCCCGACGCCGTGGCTGCATCCGGCCAGGGCAGCTTTGGCGACCACTATTGGCAAGCGCCCAACTGCGTCGCGTATCACGGCGGCGGTTGGGGCGACGGCGCGCACGCCGGTCTGTTCTATCTCTACCTCAACGACGCCGCGTCGACTGCGAGCACGACCGTCGGCGGCCGCCTCGCAAAGGTGTAAGGCGTCATGTGGCCTGCGTCATGTGGCTGTTGGGCTGCCCCGCCGAGCGGGGCGGCCCCGGCGCGCATGCAGCCGCGCGGCTTGATGCGCGTGCCGCACCCCATCATCAACCCCAACCCCCAGGAGCCTTTCCATGCACATTGAAAACCGCACCCTGCACTTGAGCCACCAGGGCGCAGAGCACGCCATCGCCCTGCCCACACTCGCAGTCGCATCCACCGTCTGCGTCTGGGCCGTGCCCGCCGACTACCGCGCCGACGGGCTGTTCATTTCGGCGCGCATCCCCGGCGTGGCGCAAGACATCCCGGCCTGCGACCTTGCCGCCTGCACCCTGCTCGGCGAACTCGATCTCGAGCCCGATGCCACCGCCGTCGAGGCCGCTGCTGCCGCCGAGCGCCTGGCCGAGGTCAACCGCCTGGCTGCCGCCGCCATCCAGGCGCGCTATCCAATCCACCGCCAGCTCAATCTGCTGCGCGACGGCCCCGCCGCCGAGCGCAAGGCCATGGCCACCTACATCAACGCCGTGCGCGACTGGGCCAACTCGAGCGCGCCCGACGCGGCCGATCTGCGCGCCATCGAGCAGGCGGCTTGAGTGTGGCGCAGCCCGCCCCGTATTTGGCCTTGCTGACCAAGCTCGAAGAGCTCGATGCCTACACCCATACCGTGCTGCACCAATTTCCACGCCTGGAGCGCCATCTGCTTTGCGCCGACCTGCGCGCCGCAATGAACCGGCTGCTGCGCCTGACCATCGTCGCCTGGAAACGGCGCCAGAAAGCGGCTGCCCTGTTTGACCTTGACGTGGAAATCGAATTGCTGCGCGGCCTGGTGCGCAAGGCGCACCGCGCCGCTTACATCAACAGCCATCGGTTGGGCGTCTGGATGCGCCACATCAACGAAATCGGCGCCATGGTCGGTGCCTGGATAAAGCACGAAGGGGCAAGCGCATGAATTAGACCTTGTTGCAATCAAACAAAGGGGCAAGGCTTATAACGGCGGCAATTGGGGCAACGGCGCGAACGCCGGTCTGTTCTATCTCAACCTCAACAACGCCGCGTCGAATGCGAACACGAACATCGGCGGCCGCCTCGCAAACGACCCACGCCAGCAGGCGCGTCGCCCACCGGGCGCGCGTCCAGCGCGCATCCTTTGGGGCCTTGCTCCCGACCCTTGCCGGTCTGGGCCAGTGGCTGCGCGATACAGCCGACATGCTGGACGGTCGGTGCACGTTGGCTGTAGACATGGACTCTGACCCGCCCGTGCCGGTTTCGGTGCAGACCGAGGTGCTGCACAAGGGTCTGCAGCACATGACCCGGCTGCTCAAGGACGAGGTGGAACAAGAATGCCGCGAGCGACTGCTGAAGAAAGCGGTGCCGCACCTATTCGACGCCTGACCCATGCCCCGCACCCACAACGGCCTTTGGCCTGATCTCATCGCCTTCGAAAACCTGCACGCCGCCTACCGCGCTGCGCGCATGGGCAAGCGCTACAGCCCCGACGTCATGCGCTACGCCCTCAACCTCGAAGAAAACCTCATCAACCTGCACAACCACCTCGTTTGGCGCAGTTGGCAGCCCGGCGCCGCGCGCGCCTTCGTCGTCTTCGAGCCCAAGCGGCGCCAGATTCAAGCCCCGCCCTTTGCCGACCGCGTGCTGCACCACGCCCTGGTGCGCCGCGTCGAACCCCTGTTCGAGGCCGGCTTCATCGCCGACACCTACGCCTGCCGCAGCGGCAAAGGCACGCAAGCGGCTGTGGCGCGTGTGCAACACTTCATGCGCGTTGCCAAGCGCGCCTGGGGCGAGCGCGCCTACGTCCTCAAGGCCGATATCAGCAAATACTTCGCCAGCATCCGGCACGACGTCCTTATGGCAGAAATCGAGCGCACCATCGCCGACCGCGACGTGCTCTGGCTCTGGCGCGCCGTCATCGGCGGCTACGGCCACGAAGGCGGAGTCGGCCTGCCCGTCGGTGCGCTCACCAGTCAGCTCGCCGCCAACATCGTGCTCAACCGGCTCGACCACATCGCCAAAGACGAACTCGGTCTGCGCTTCTACGCCCGCTACATGGACGACTTTGTCGCCATCCTGCCCGACAAAGCCAGCGCACAGCGCGCCCTGCGCGATCTCGGTGCAGCCGTCAATGGCCTGGCCCTGACGCTCAACCCCAAGACCGGCATCCATCCCTGGCAGCGCGGCATCGACTTTTGCGGCTACCGCATCTGGCCCACCCACATCCTGCCGCGCAAGCGCAACATCAAGCGCGCGCGCCTGGCCTTCAAGCACATGGCCGCCGACTACCACGACGGCCACATCGACCTCGACTACGTGCGCCAGCGCGTCAAGTCCTTCCTTGCCTACGCCAAACACTGCAGCGCCCGCCGCAGTGTCGAATCCGCCCTGGGCGACCTCATCCTCGCCCGTAAAACTGCCGCCCAATGTCGCACGCAATCCGAGCAAAACGCCGCCCAATGTCACACGCAATCCGAGCAAAACGCCGCCGAATGTCGCACGCAATCCGAACAAAACCCAGTTCCGTCGCACGCAATGTGA